GGCTATCGGTAAGGCATCAGACTTCAAGATTTACCAGGAGCAGGTTCACGGCGGATTCGTCGAGACCATCCAGCAGTTCGTCGAGGGCTTCAACACCGCGTCCGGCGGTGCCATTCGGCTTATCGACTCTTTCCATCGCGGCGACTACTTCCAGGAGTCGTTCATGGATCTCGTCCCGTCGCTCGTGACTCGTCGGGACACGACCTCGGTCTCTGCCGCGACGGATCTCGCGCCGACGTCCGATGACTTCATCGGCGTGAAGCGCAACTACAAGGTCGGTCCGGTCGCCAACACGCTGGATGCGTGGCGCAAGATCGGTCAGGACCAGGAGATGCTGTCGTTCGTCGTCGGTCAGCAGATCGGCAAGGCTATTCCGCAGGCAATGCTGGAGGCCGCTCTCATGTCGCTTGAGGCCAAGCTGGACAGCGTGGCCGCGCTTGAGGAGGACGACACCGCCGCAACCATCACGACCGAGGGTCTGGTCGATGCGATGGCAAAGCAGGGCGATGCGGCGCAGAACATTGCGTGCATCGTGATGCACTCCAAGGTGTACTACGACCTCCTGAAGGATCAGATCACCGACGCCGTTTATCGTGCGAACGGGCTGTCCATCATGGAGGGTACGCCCGCGACGCTGGGCCGTCCGGTGCTGGTGACCGATTCCTCCTCGCTGGTTGAGGTTGATGGCGTGTCGGCTGGTATCGACGCCTATAGCTCGCTCCTTCTGTTCTCGAATGCGGCGACCATCAAGGTCAGCGAGCCGCCGACGGTCGTGACTGAGCTGGTCACCGGCCTCGAGAACCTCGTTTACCGTATGCAGGGCGAGGGCGCGTACACGGTCTCGCTCCGTGGCTGTCAGTGGGATACCGCGAACGGCGGTGCCAACCCGACGGATGCGGCGCTTGCTACGGCGACGAACTGGGACACCGTGGTCGCGAGCAACAAGCTCCTTCCCGGCGCTATCCTCAAGACCCGCTAAGGGTTTTTCGTGACGCGGGGGTGGGGGCTTCGGCCCTCACCCCCCAAACGGAGCCACCATGCCGACACTCATTGCCACAGTGCAGGGCACGACGTCCAACTCGTACATCACGGTGGCGGACGCCGATACATATTTCGACGAAAGGATCGGCTCCTCAGCTTGGACTGGCGAGGACGCCGATGATAAGGCGCGCGCACTCATTCAGGCCACGCGCCGCCTCGATCAAGAGAAATACCAGGGCACCAAGGTCACCGAAGGCCAAGCCCTGAAATGGCCGCGATTTTGGGCCACAGATGACGACGGCGAGGAATTCGCGGAAGACGCGATTCCCGTAATCGTGCGGCAGGCGACTTGTGAGCTTGCCCTTCAGTATCTTACGGATGACGACTCGGGCACGGTGCCGCTTTTGGACACCGGGCTTGAGCAGTTCGACACGGCCAAAGTCGGGTCGCTGGATATGTCGCGGGATCCGTCGTTCAAGGCGGGACAGCTTCCGGCGAACGTGCGACGGCTTCTCCGGCCCGTTCTTGAGACTGCATCAAATACGGTGCGGATGGGGACGTCCTACTAATGGCTGTCCTAGACTCACCATTCCGGTCTCTTGCTAAAACGCTCGCCTCGACCTTCGGGACTGAGGCGACTATCACATACACGTCGGCGGGCGCGTTTGACCCAGCCACGCAATCGCTCTCGCAAACGACGTCAACCGCGACGGTATCGGTTGTCATTGATAGCTACGAGATCAGCGAGCGGGGCGAACTCATTAAGCAGGGCGATCTCATGGTCCTCGTGCCCGCCCTTGGCGTTACCGAGCCGACGGTAAAGGATCGCATCACGATTGACGGGAGCGCATACCAAATCGTCTCCACGTCTGCCACATATTCCGGCGATAACGTGGCTACCTGGACGCTACAGGTACGCCGATGAGCGCCGAGGATATCACAAAAAACGGCAACAAGGTTGTTGCTGATAAGATGGACAAGGTGGGCCGGGCTATCGGCATGGAAATTCTCGGCCGAGTGACCAACCGGACGCCCGTGGATACTGGCCGGGCCAAGGGGAATTGGAACACCTCAATCAATAGACCGGATTTTTCCACGTCTGATAGTGTGGATAAGTCGGGGGCATCCACGCGGGCGCGCGGTAAATCCATCATGAACGGGTTTCGGCTCGGGCAAGGGCAGACTCTCCACATTTCCAACGGCTTGCCGTACATCGAGCGACTGGAGCAAGGTTACAGCCAGCAAGCGCCGACCGGCATGGTTTCTGTGACGATTGCTGAGCTGAGAGATTGGGTCCAGCGCATTGGTGGCAGGCTGACCAATGGCTAGCGCCATGCAGACCGCCGAAGGTGTGCTTTTTTCGCGTATAGCGAACAACGTCACCGAAATCGACGCGGGATGGACCTCGGCCGATAACGTAGCTTGGCCCGGTATTGATTTTGACCCCGACGACTCTTGGATGCGTCCGACGGTTGTGTGGGGCGAGTCCGTGATGGAAACGCACGGATCGACGGGCATCAATACAGTTGTCGGGGTTCTCGTCGTACAACTGTTTGCACGGCCGGGTCTCGGATATGGCGTGCTCAACGCATATGCTGACACCGTGCGCGACTTGTTTACCCGTTTTGCCTCGGGAAGTGTTACCTGCTATGCGGCCAGTGGCCCGACGGCGATTGAAGGAGATACCCACTGGTTGCAAGTCAACATTTCCATCCCCTTCATTGTTGAGGAACAGACATGATCTACAAAGACATCTCTATCACTGTGAACGGCACGGATCTGTCGTCGTCGCTTCGCGGGCTCACGTTCACCGAGGGCGTTGAACAGCAGGAAGCCACCGCGCACGGTGATAACTGGCGGTTCTTTGAGGCGGGGCTCCAGACTGGCTCCATTACGGCTCAGTTCTGGCAGGATTACGCCGACTCGTCCGTCGACGACACGATCTCCGGTCTGCTTTCGGATGCCGATGGTTTCGTGGTCGTGATTAAGCCGACCAGCGGTGCGGTCGGTGCCGGAAATCCGAGCTTCACCGCCACCATGAACATCGAGAACTACGAGCGGTTTTCGGGTGAGGTCGGCGACAAGGCGATTTGCTCGGTGGATTTCGCCCTGGCGTCGCAGACGGGCTTCGTGCGAGCTGAGGGTTAATGAGTAGCGCAAGGGATTTCCTATTCAAGGCGTCGGTCCCTGAGCGCGAAATTTCCGTAGGTGGTGAGGTCGTGACGGTGCGCGGCCTCACCACTCGCGGGAAGGACGAGCTACAAGAGGCCGCAATGAATGGACAAGGCTTCAGGGCCGCCATTCTTCGCGCAACGTGCTACCTGAAGGGTAAGCCCTTGTTCAAGGCCGACGATGATGTCGGAGACATTCCGAGTCATTTGACGGAGGAGCTGGTCAACGCGGCGATTGAGTTGGCCGCAATGACTGCCGCAGAAGTCGACGAACTGGAAAAAAACTGAGGACCCACCCCGAGCGCGCGTTTCGGTTTAGGCTTGCGCGGGACCTCAAGATGACAGTCGGGGAATTGGAAGAGCGGATGAGTCACCGCGAATTCTCTGAGTGGGCGCTGGTCTACAAAATCGAAAACGAACAACGGCAAGAGGCGGAAATGGACGCACAACTCGTCGCGCGGCATCGAGGCCGTAAGTAATGGCGACCATTGCCCAGCTTGCCGTCATTCTGTCACTGGATAAGCGCAACTTCAGTGTCGGACTACAGCAGGCTCAGAATGAGGCGGAGCAAGGCCAGCGTAGGCTCGGTGATATAACCGGACAGACCGTAAAAAGTTTGGCCTTAACGGGCCTGGCGTACTATGACACAGCAAAGCAAGTCATTCAGGTACTCGATGAAATTGCCACGCGCGGCTTGATGGTCAACGACGTTGCCACCGCGTTCACGGCACGGGTAGGCGACCAAGATATAGCACTCCAGCGTCTGCGGGCGGCGACCAATGGCATGGTCTCAAGTTATGACTTGATGACGCAGGCCAATATCTCACTCACGCTTGGGTCAGCTAAGAATATCTCGCAGTTTGCCGACATGGCGGAAGTGGCTCAGAAACTGGGTCGGGCGTTGGGGTTAGACGCGGCTTTTGCATTGAACTCGCTGAATATAGGTATCAGCCGTCAATCAAAATTGATTCTCGATAACCTGGGAATCATGGTCGACATTGAGCAAGCCAATCTTGCCTATGCGCTCTCTTTGAACAAAACGGTCAAAGAACTCACTGATCAAGAGAAGGCGCAAGCCTTTGCCAGCGAAGCAATGCGGCAGGCGCGCGTGGCCGCTGATGCGATGAGTGTCTCGGTTGATTCGAGCGGGATGGCTTTTGCGAGGTTGAAAACATCTCTCGTGGACGCTAAAGATGAGCTTGCGCGACAAGGTGACGAAAGTGTGCGGCTCCGGAACTTCTTTGAATATCTGGAAGAAGGCGTCAGCTCAATCACTAATTTATTGCGTGGTAATGGGCGCGCGGCCTGGATTGATCTCAAAAACGGCATTTTGGACGCTAGCACAGCTATTACCGGAATCGAAACAGACAAGGCGGCCGAAGGTATTGCCTACCTAAACAGTCAAGCAAATCCGATTCAACTGCAGGGATTTGTGGTTACAATCGACAAAGCAACGGAGGCTTTGGGGCGACTGCAACGAGCTTCACCTATCAATCTCCTCGGTTTTGGTCTCGCATTCGAGGAAGAGATTGATATTCTGGAAAGCGGTATTCGTGATTTTTTTGAGGGCTTCCGTCAAGGTGGCGAAGAAGTCACAAAACTTGAGGAGGCAATCAATCCGCTGACGGGCGCGCTCAATGACTATGGAACCGCATCTGCGATCATTGCGCGAGCCGAAGATGAGCGCCGTAACTTTTTGCCAGATTTGACCTCAGCGGTGCATGGACAGAAAAACGCCATTCAGGCGTATAGCGAAGAAGTCTTCAGAGAGATTGCGCACCAAGAAATGCTCAACGGCGCACTCAAGGAGCAGATTAGTCTGCGCCAACAGTTAAGCACATTTCGGGGCATCCTTGGAGGCATTGCCGGTATAGCCGGAATGTTTTCGTTCCTTTCGCCCGTCACCAATTTCATTAGCGGCGCAAGCCGTGGGCTGGGCCTGTTTGATAAGTTGGGGCTCTTCCCGAAAGCTGGGGCCGCACCGATGGCGGGATTCAGCCAGGCCGCGCCCGCCGCTTCGCCAGTCGTGGTTAATCTCTACGGGCCCGCCATGTCTCAGCTTGTCTCTGACATTACTGTCGAGCAGAACCGCGCCGTAACCTATCGCCGCGTGGCGAGGGTCGCATGAGTACCTATCTCTTGACTGATAACCTCTACAACACCCGGCAGTATCCCTCGCATACGGTTACGGCCAGCGGTGGCGCGGTTACCGGCTACGAGGTTTTCCGCATCGCGAATGCCCGACGTCACGCTCGCGATTATTGGACGCCATTGTCTTCGAATACCGAAGTAAATATTGACGTGGCTTGTGACCGCGTGCGTTCGGCCAATATGCTCGTTATTGATCGCAACTCTGGTCTCAGCGGTGCGACTATCACGGTCTCGTCATCGCAGGAGGCGGCTTACACGACCTCCGACGATACCAGCTTCACGGTGCCCAGTTCTGTCTATCGTGCCAATGGTTTCCGGTCGGGCCATCCCGTAAAAACTCAAGAAGGCGCTATTCTTTTGCCGTTCAATCTGACCGCCGGGAAATTTTGGCGCGTCACGATTGGCGCAATGGGCGCAGGCGTAAAGCCGACCATCGGCGGGCTCTGGCTCGGCCGCTCTTACAGTCCGACCATTGTGCCGCTACCGTGGGACGATGAAGCGCGATACCTAGACCGGCAGGATATTCGGCTGGGAATGCCGGGGCCGTTTTCTGATATTGGCCGCTCGGCGGATCTGCGAATCATGGTCAAGAATGACGCAGAATGGGAGACGGCTAGGCGTTCGATGTTGCAGTTCTGGAGCGGTTCGCCGCTTTGGTACGTTGCCGATAGCAATTATGGCGAGAACAGTTGGCTTGGGTACGCACCGCCGACCTCGTTTGGCGCTCCGTATACCAACCGCACCGGACGCGATCTGACCATCTCACTTTCCGAACTCCAACCCGTGCGCGTCTAATGAGCGACCTGCTTTTCTTTGCTGGCGGCAACTGCCTAGCGCGTCACGGTACTCTCGTGTGGCAGACGACGGCAGACGAGGACGCAAGCGCCGAGACGCACACACGCTCAAGCACCGCGCGGTCCTATGGCCGAGACGGCAATCTACGAAACACCGACGCTAATGTGCCGTCCTTGATGTGGCACGACACCGACTCGGACAATATTCGGGAACCGTTTCTGCTCATTGAGGGCGAACGTACCAACCTGAACACGGAAGACGATCTTTCGGCCTGGACTACGAGCGGCACCATTACCGTGACGGGAAGCGTTGCGGATCCCGCCAAAGGGACGACCGCGTACACGGTAGCGACAACATCGGGCGGTTCTGCGACCTATATCTATCGGACAATCAATCCGACAACTAGCACGGTCAGCGTGAGTTGGATTGTGGCCGAAAACTCCGCGCCCAATGGGTCGCAGGATTTCCAACTGTACGACACGACAGCCGCCACGGATCGCATCCATCTCCGCATTCAGAGCTGGGGCGCGTCCGGCCCATCGGTCAGCGCGCAGGTTGGGACCCTCATCGGCGTGCGGACACTCGGGAGCGGGTACTATCAGATTCAAGCCTATACCGAGGCCGTCGCGACGGGCAACACGAACGAGCTACGCATCTTTCCCGCCGCCAACAATGGGCAAACCGGGTCGTTTGATATTTACCGGCTGATGGTTTTTGATGATAAGGTGCCCTTGCTGTCCGTGGTCGATGAGGGAGCCACGCATCAGAAGGACGTTTTTTATGCGCCGTTCCCCCACCCGCCGCAGGAAATGACGGTCTATCTTCGTTTCGACGAACGCGGTTCAATCACGGCAAGCAATAAAACGCTCATTCATATTGGATCAGCGACGGCGACGGCCGACCCTCGCCTAATTGTTGCCCGTGACACATCGGTCGCGAAGTATTCGGTCACGTTTGATAATGGCACTACGGTTAATAGCGCCAACGGCAACAACCTTACCACGCCCAACTTCAACGATCTCGTCGAATTGCTTGCGACATTGGACGCCAACGGCAACGTCCAGATTTCCCAGTCAGTCAATGGCGGCGCTATTGATGTGGGCGCGGCATCTAGCACGACGGCGACGATTCCGGCGGCATGGGCCGCAGAGCGTCTATACATCGGATCGCGGGGTTCGTCGGGCACGACCCATCACTCAGTTGTGGCAATGTCGGACGTCAAAATCGCAAGGGGACTCAAAACCATGGCGCAGATGAGGGCACTGTGAGACACGGCGTAACCGATGCGCTCCGGCAATACCTGGAGGGCGTACCGACCAAAGCACGCCCGATTCTCGAAACCCTCACGACAGCCGCGACCGACATTCGCGATCATTATAGCGATTGGCTGACTGCCGATTCGCTCACGGGCCTTACCCCTACGGTTGAATGGGTACAACTACAGGGCTCGGGTCTAACGACAATCCTTGAAAACACGACGCAAAATGCGGGCGCGGACATTACTGCGCTCACGGCCCCGCTTTCATCCCCGCTGAATGTTGCGCTGATCGAGTGGAGTGAGGCCACTACGGCACCGGAAGACGAAATACTCGGGGCCACCGCCTACCTGGATCCGCGACGAGATGGCGGCTCGCCGGTAGAGGTTGCACGCTTCTACGCGGCCATTTTCCAACTGGTCAATATCACGGACGAAGGCGGCGAGCAGGTTTGGAATCTTCGCCAGCTTGCGGCCGATATTGTCGATGCGGACGAGAACGGCGCGGCTGGTAATGTCTCCTTTTCCTTTGGGCTAAACGGTCGCGGCCCCATTATTGGCCCACGCGCGCCCATCATCGAACGCGGCACCGTCCTCGA